AAAGAATTCTTAGAAGAAGGTATTAGTCTATTACATAAAATTTTACCTACAATAAAATTACCTAAGTCATTATCGGAATCGGTTAAAAATAATTATGAAAATTTAGATACTTTACTTTACAGTAATAAATTAGATTTACTTGAAAGAGTAACCTCTAAGAAACAAATAATTAAAGTATTAAAAGAAAATAAAAAAGTAGTTAAAGAATCTATTAATATACCAATAAAATCAATGGTTAGTATTGCTAACCGAACATTAAATGAATATATTGAAAACTTAGATGAAAACTCTAAAAAAGAGTTCTTCCAACTAATATCTGAAGACACTGAAACACTTGAAACTAAATTTGAAGTATTAAGAGAAGCAACAATTAATAAATTAAAAGTAATTTTAGATAAAGAACAGGAATCTGATATAAAGACAAAAATCTCTGAAACAATTGGTAGATTAAAAAATGAAAAGTTTGACCAAATGAATTTTTTAAAACTTAAAAGTTTAGAAAAATCTATTTAATTTAACTTATTTAAAATAAAAATAAAAGTGTTTTAACTATCTAATTAGTAAAAACACTTTTTTTTTTTGACATCATACATTAATTCATTTATATTTTCAGTATAATCAATAAACATTTATAATGAAAAACATTAATGAAAAAAGGAAAAAGTGTAAAATTAAATTTATACAATCCAATTAAAACGGTCTACGGAACTGTAGACTCAAAAAAATTAAAATCAATATACATAAACATTCAATCATGGGTAACCCCTAAAGACGAACATGATAATTGGAATCGAGTAGTTTCTAACTTAAGTAGAGAAATTAAACACTCCGTGTATGACTCAATTAACTCCAACATCTTTCAAAACAAAAGTATTGTTGATTTAGACTTAAGAACAAGTGGTATTTCTCACGGAAAAAAATCATTTTTTAATTTAGAAATAAATTTATATATCACAAATGAATTGGATTTTAAATCAATAGAAATTAAAGATTCTGTGAAAGATATAGTCCAATCAGTTTTTCATCATAATATTACTACCAATAAATATTTTGATTTTTCTACCACAAAAAAAGAGGAAACCTTGTAAAGTATCATAATTGATATATTTATCTTAAAAGAATTAATGAAACAATTAAGAATATTAGAAGCAACCGAAACCGGACATGGTATATTAGTTGAAGCAGATGCAGGTTGGGTATCTCCTAAAGACAAACATAATAAAAAGGTTTTGCAAGAGGCCAAAGATATGGATTATAGAAACCCATTTGAATTCTATGCTGTTTTACAGAAATACGATACCCCAAATAGGAATGGTCGTTCATACCCTGAAAAGATATTAAGAAGAGAGGCAGACAATTATAAAAAGATAATCGATAAAGGTTTGTCAACATCCGAATTAAATCACCCTGAATCATCTTTAATTGATTTAGACCGAGTATCACATATCATCACTGAAATATGGTGGGACCGAAATATTTTAATGGGAAAACTAAAATTATTAACTTCTCCGGGTTTTCATGAAACAGGTGTTGTATCAACAAAAGGAGATATTGCGGCAAACTTAATGAGACAAGGAGTAACCTTAGGTATATCATCAAGAGGTGTAGGGTCATTAAAAAAAGTTGGTGAAAGAAATGAAGTTCAAGAAGATTTTGAATTAATATGTTTTGATTTAGTATCTTCACCATCTACACCAGGTGCTTATCTATTTTCAAATGCGGATGATAGAGAAAAATATGAAGAAAACTTAGAAGAAGAAAAAAAATACAAACAAAAAGACGATTATATTGAGAAGTCAGTTGACTTAATGAAAAAATTAAACGACTTTTTAGGAAAATAAAAAACACATGGAAGAAAAGTATTTCGTAGCAAAAATTCAGTATGACTTACCTGATGATAAAACAGGTAAAATTAAAAAAATTAGAGAAGAAAAACTTGTAGAGGGTTATTCAGTAACAGATGTTGAAGCCAAAGTTACAAAAAAATATGAGGGGTTTGTACATGAGTGGAGAATCACCTCAGTCTCTGAAAGTAAAATTGATGAGGTAATTCAATAATTTTTAAATTAAGTAAATTAAAAAGTGTTCTAATTAGTCCACTTTTTTTTTGGTACATATTAAAGTTTATTTTGTCTAATGTTAGATAAAATAGACTTTTTTTGTTTTAGGTAATATTTATTATGAAAACAACAATAATTTTTCATGCAAGAAAATAACAAATTAGTACAGGAGGCACTTATTCAAATGAAACAAGTTGAAGAAGCAATAGCCGAAAATGCAAAAGGAATACTTGCTTCAACTATGAAGCAAGAAATCAATCAGCTAGTAAAAGAATCTCTTTCTGAACAAGAAGAAGACGAGATTGAATTAGATATGGATATGGAAGATGATATGGATTCTGATGAAGAAGACATTGACTTAGATATGGACATTGATAATGAAGACGAAGATGAGATGGACATGGATTTTGACATGGACATGGATTCTGACGAAAGTCCAATTGATTTAACAGGAGCTTCTGACGAAGAAATTCTTAAAGTGTTTAAAGCTATGGGTGAAAAAGATGGTATTATTGTTCAAAAAGACGGTAATGACATTCATTTAACTGATAACGATAATGACTCTGAGTATCTTGTTAAACTTGGTGAATCTCAACACGATATGTATGAGTATGGTATGGATGAAGAAATGGATTTTGAAATGGACAAAGAAATGGACGAAGAAATGGATTTTGAAATGGAAGAAGAAATGGATGACCAAACTACAGATGACGTACTTGATGCAATTTTTGCAGGTGGTAGCACTGATGACATCGATTTAGACCAAGATAAAGAAGAAATTATGTTTGAAATCGAATTCGAAGACGAAGACGAAGACGAAGACCTTGAAGAGGGAGATTACATGATGGACGAAGAAGAGGAAGACTTAGAAGAGTCTTACAATCCAAGAAGAGCTGTGAGAGAAGCAAAATCAACAATTAAATCTAAAGGTGTTAGAATTGGAAATGGACCGGGTAAAACTGTAATTAAAAAAGTGCCCGGAGGGTTCAATGAAAAAAGACCTCAAGGTAAAACAGTTGGTACCGGTAAACCAAAATTTGAATACAAGAAAGGTGAAAATATGGAAGGAACTTCCAAAGTTGTTAAGGCAGAAACAAAAGAAGGTAATTACGGAATGAATAAGGGTAATACTTTAAAAAGAAAAACTTTTGAAAAAGAAGAAACAAAAGAAGCTGCTAGAACATACGGAATGGGTTCTAAAGAAGGTAGAGGTTTAAGAAAAGGTATTACACCAAATCGTAATATGGTTTATAAAGAATCTACTGAAGAAGTTTCGTTGTTAAGAGAAAAAAATGAAGAATATAGAAAAGCATTAAATGTTTTCAGAGAAAAACTTAATGAAGTTGCAATCTTCAATTCAAACTTAGCTTACGCAACAAGATTGTTCACTGAGCATTCGACTACTAAAAAAGAGAAAATTAATATCTTAAGAAGATTTGACGATGTTGAAACTTTAAAAGAATCTAAAAATCTTTATCAGTCAATTAAAGGTGAATTATCTAAACCGGAAATTAAAAAATCAATTAGTGAATCAGTGGAGAACAAAATTCAAAAAACAGTATCTACAGGTTCATCAACAACTCTAATTGAATCAAAAACTTATGAAAATCCTCAGTTCCTTAGAATGAAAGATTTAATGAGTAAATTAGGGTAATTATAATAAATAAAAATTAAAAAAAAAATATTTTAAAATGGGAGCATTATTAGAATCAGGATTAGTTGGTAACATCGGGTTAAAACACCTTAAAGTTATCAAAGAAGACACAATCAACAAATGGGACAAATTAGGTTTCTTAGAAGGACTTAAAGGTCACATGAGAGAGAATGTCGCACAACTTTACGAAAACCAAGCATCGTATTTAATTAACGAAGCCTCATCTACATCTGACACAGGTGCATTTGAAACAGTGGTTTTTCCAATCGTTAGAAGAGTATTCTCTAAATTATTATCTAACGATATCGTTTCAGTACAAGCAATGAATTTACCAATTGGTAAATTATTCTACTTCGTACCAAATATTCAGTCGTATGAAACTACGGGAGCTCACTACGCACCTTATGGTTCACCAAACGC